GACCACTGTACAGCTCACAGATGACATAGGAATTACCAACGACATCAGTGTACTGACTGCGCTGAGTCGCGGTGAAGGGCCTGAATTTTACAGAGCCTGTGCGGGCTATAGACTCTGGGAAGATGGCATGTTTGACAGCCAAATTGATCCCAAACGCAGCAGTCAGATCAGTGCTCACAAATGGGAGCTAATCCCCGCTACCATGGACAATACATTTGGCCTAGACCCTACCTATCAATGGCAGACTGTGCTGGAAGAAAGCGCACGATATGCGGTCAAGAGTTGGTTTGATTATTAATCTTTTTCAGGATTTAGGTTAGCCAACATACTGCGAATTGCCGGAGCACTGGTACCTCGTTCCTGTTTGTTAGCTCGGACGCTGACACCCTGTGTGGGATCTGCTGTGATTTCTCCTGTGTCAGGATCGACTCTTGAGCTTGTGGTTACCACACTGGTTCTCTTGAGATTGTTCAGCATGTTTGACTGCTGGCCTGAGTTCTTATATCCGCTGTCATCTTCATCGCCTAGGTCAGAAATTCTCAGTGTATCAATGTTGAATTCTAATTCAGTTTTTTGACCCACACCAGAACTGGAGCGTGTTTTCATATATTGTATTTGATAACGACCACGTTCTTTCATGGCACGACTGGTAAAGATACCAATAACATTGTCCGCAGTCTGAATCTTACTCAGTCCGCCGGAAATATGACTGTGATCAAATTCAATCTCTTCTACAGCAGCACGATTCAACTGTGACGCTGTGACTGTGATACACTGTGTTTCCATGGCCAAGTTTCGAATCTCTTCCGACACATATTTGTCTTTGACAAACAGATCACTGGGCGATACCTTCACTGACAAAGGCATCATTAAATCCAAGTAATCTATCAACAAAACGTCAGGTTTTCTGCCTTTTTTCACTTGATATTCTTTGAGATATGCGCGAATATCATTACAATTTTTACCTGAAGGCATATACTTGATCTGTATGCTGCCTGATCGCTTTTCCAGCATTTTAACCTTTAGCTCTACGTCATCTAGATTACGAAAAATCTCTCTAGTTGGTATGCCCGTGGTCATGGAATCCAATCGCATGGCCACTAGATTTTCTGAAAGCTCAAATGTTAGATAGATAACATTCAAACCCATCAGCGCCCAGTTCACTGCTAGGTTAGCCAGGAACAAACTCTTACCACCACCAGATGCTGCGGCAAAGATGTTGAGTTCACCGCGATTGAATCCGCCATATAACTTTTTATCAACACTGGGCCAACCTGTGCTGATCTGTCCATTGCTGTCTTTTAAGTGGCTGAGTCTAGATCTTGGATCTTCGAAATAGTCTGTGCCCATGTCTTTGTTAAGACTGATCTGTATAGCGTCCTTGATAATTTTTTCCACAGGACCATAGTTACCTTTCTCTAATAAATCGGCGCTCTGGATGATAGCACGTTCTAATGCTTTATGCCTACTGAATTTCTCAAACTCATCCATTAACCAATTGTAGTTTTCCTTGGGCAGGGCACTGACATTGAGATCTAAACCACAGCTAGCAGATACAATACTAGGGTCGGGCATGACCTTATATTGGTCTACATATTCTGTGATAAACTTAGCGGTCTGTCTCAGCCGTTGATCAAAGTTATCAGGATCAAAAATATTCTGACATCTGATAAAAGTTTCGGCATCAGATAAGAATAGTGTTAGATATGTTTTTTGTTTGTCAAAGGTATAATCATTCATTGTATAGTGACTCTAATTTTTTCTTAAGTAGTTGTATTTTTATCTCGTTTGTTTCTTTGTAGTGTAAAATTGTGGCCAGTGTATACAAACGACCATAGGTTTTTACAGCATCAGCAACATCTTTTATACTCTCATCCCATGGAGGTACACTCACTGTCCAGCCCTGTTCAATGGCTATCTGTAACATCTTGGCGCCGGGGCGATCTCTGTCAGGTACAACAATGACTTCTCTGTTCAGTGCGTTGATACGCATTATCTGCACATCACTGGGCTCATTATGTCCAATGGCACAGCCGTCTATGGCAATGGCATCAAATTGTCCTTCTACTACTATGACAAATGCTCGGTCTTTGATTTGACGATCCAGGTTAAACACATATCCGGGCTGGGCATCTGTTAGATACTTGGGCTTGCCCGGAGTAATTTTTCGGCCAGTATATCCAACAATTCGATCTTGATGATAAAAGGGTATCAACACACGATCTCTGTAACCCGGACTGTAGCTCCAATGCCACGGATACCAATCCAGATCCATGCCCCGATCATCTAAGTATTGAAAAATCTTTAGCAGATCTTGCTCTATGTCCTGGGGTAGGTCAGACATGGCCCACTGCTGTAGTGTCAAAGTCATTTCAGGCAGACTTTTTTCATTCAGTTCGAACACCAGTTCTTTTTTAGTAATGGGCTGTTCGTCTTTTAGCTTTAGAGCAATTATACCTAGTTTGCCTATGTCCGAATCATTCATGCCCAGCCATCTTAGCAGATTTTTGGTATTCTTGCTAAAAAGTTTACCCGGGCTCCAACCTGCTTTAAAATTACAGTTGAAGCAGTGATATTGAAATCCTCCTTCGGGAGATGTCATAATACCGCCACGCTGTCTTGTGTCTACACGTTCGCTGTTGTGTTGGCAACAGACCGCGTTAAAACTTGTCCAACCGCTGGGGGTAGACTTACGTTTTGGAGGCAATAGTGCTAGTACTGCTGATAGGATTTCATTCACTATAACAGTTTAGCTTCTGTACAAAAATTTGTCAAATGATCCGAAGTAACTAGGGTTGTCGTTGTCAGATTCGCCGGCTTTGGTTGCTGGAATATGCATCACTCTGATGTAAGTGAATACTCCGTTAAAGTTCAACCAATCTATTCCTGAAAATCCATCGTAGTCCTTGGCAGCAATTGTAGACCACTTGCCAAAACTAGCCGGAGTATTACTCAGGGTACCTTGAACATAGACTGTGCCACGATAACCAGTAAGATAAAAAGCAATAGTATGTAGTGCGGTATTGCCATTGTATTCTGGATAGGAATAGATATTACCTGATTTATGCTCGTAGAGGTCAGTTTCTCCATTGAAACTTTTTTGAAACGTTGTAACTTCTTGACTGGGCTGTAGCACAGGGTATACATCGTTAAGAACCTGAGCTGTGCCAGCTACTCCGTAATAGGTGTCTGAATAGATAGGTAGATATCCGCCTGATAGGTCCTGTAGTTTTACATTGTACTTGTAATTGCCGCTGTCTAGGTCAAGAGTATCACTTTCATTTAAAGTTAACAGCGCCAAGCCCCTTGTGGCTGTGTTAGTTTCTATAACTTCTAGTGTTTTTTCTAATACCAATCTCTGACTATTCATATCTATTAATGAAAATACGAAAGTCTGTGTGTTAGCAATACTCACACGCTTTTGATCGCTATTTTTAAATTGAATTCTGATTTGATTTTTAATACCTTTTTGTATTTTAAGGTCACGTTGATACATAACTCGGTTTACCCCCTTGGTAGCGGCGTCCAAATCTAGTATTGCGTCTAAAGTATTGGCGTATAAATAGATTGGTAAATTTTGCATACCGTATTTATTACATTAGATGTCAGCACACAATACCTTTCAGAAAGACCATCCTTTTATATCCTGTATCAAGTCAAATGACACTGAATACGTGGGAATTGTCATTAATTTTGACAATTATGTAGTCAGTATCTACGATATTTCTGCTATTAGAACAGATGAAGAAAAGAAATCGTTTTTAGAATTAGGAGAAGTATGGTGGTGGGAAAGTAATCGCAAAATTCCTATTAATATTTTCTTAAAAGCAGAAATGCTTAATTACAGATATTCTATAAAGACGTTTAACAGTAAGGATGTTGAACTAGTGTTTGGTCCTACTGTAAATCTCAGCGACATTGCTGAAAAAAGAATTAAACGTAAAAGTATTCAGCTAGTTCGAGTACCAAAACGTTAACTGAATCCCTGACTAATCTGTTCGCAGATAAGATTCATCTGAATCACAACAGCCGCAGCATAGGCAACAGCGTGGGCCTTCTTAAAATAATATTCATCGTTGCTGGGTTTTTGCCAAACTTCAGCCATTATTTCAGTCCAGTCCTTACCTATTAAATATCTTTTAGCTGGACGGATCATCGCTAACACCGCAGCTAGTTGTTCTATAGATTTAGGCTGTGTTTTTGCTAGAACATCATGATGACCGTTAACATGAAAAAGCAAATCTGAAAAACTTTGGTCTAACAAAAGATCCCACAAAGGTTCGTGATTCATTAGTTCAACTAAATGTTCTTCATTACGAATACCTTTATACACGTTAACGTTTAGAAAGTCGATTTTAAAATATCCAAGACTTTCCGCTTGTTTGTAATCTATGCTAGCTGATCCAGTCATAGGATTCACTGGAATCTCTTGGCAATAAACACCAGTGTTGTGTTTTTTTGAAATCCCATGTTCGACAATAGCCGCAGGTACATGCTTGATAATATCAAGTATTTTTGTACGATCAGCAAAGTCGATATCAATGTCAGGCATTTTTAGACCAGTTTTCTAATATTGTACTTGAACTGTTACGTTTGTCAAATCCGCCGACACCAAAGGCAAACTCTAGGTTATTGTCTACAACGTCCATTTCTGGGATATTTGATGCTGTGCGGTCGCCGCCGTTGGCAAATATTAATTTGGCATGAGGGTAATGCGCTCGCACCTGTCGAATAAAACTACGAGCCGAATCGTCTTCATCATCGAATGTGAATACTTCATCTACCATAACTAGATTATTGATAATGCAAAGTCTTTCGTTCCATGGCATGAACGCACGACCCTTTTTTCTTTCCAGCCATTCGTCACTGTTTATCCCTACGATAAGATAATCGCCCAATGCTTTAGCTGCTTTGAAATAGGCAATATGTCCAGAATGTAAAGGATCAAATCCTCCTGTTACTAAAACAATCTTGGTTAAATTATTTTCTAGCGTTTCGTATTTCATCGTAACTAGGTGCATAGTTTCCTTGATGTTGTACTGTAATTCCAGCAGCAAGGTTGGCAAATTCAATCGATTTTTCAATATTTTTTGTGTACAAATATTCAACGGCTAATGATGCTAGGAATGTGTCGCCACAGCCGCACACATCAACAACATCTACAGATTTTGTTGTAAAATGTTTTTCATCACTGAATCTTTTTAGAGAAGCGCCGTTACTGCCCAGTGTTACAATTAAATTTTTAGGAATTGAAAACCTCTGCTTAAATTCAGATTCATTAATTTTTACAAAACACCAATCGGCGCTGAATCGTGATAGATCCTGTTTTTTTGTGTCTATAAAAACTGGTCCCGACGATTCTTTAATTATATACTCTATATTGTCGTAACTTAAAAAACCTTTATTATAATCAGAAATTACTATAGCGTCATAGGCATCTAAAGGCTGCGGAGATTCTCCGTTCCACTGTTTCACTTCGGGCTCAGTATCCACTCGTAGCATGTGCTGGTTTGACCGTTGATCTATATACCTTGTTTTAATTATTGTTTCTGTATTAGTAACAAAATCAGCAAATACACCTATGTTAATTAAATTCTTTTCAACGTTTGCAGCCATACCCGGGACAGTGAATGTATTAGTGACTTTTATTACCGGCACAGGTGCTTCTGGACTAAGTCTATCCACTGTCCCGATTTTATATTCATCTACACAACTATCACCTATTAGTAATACGTTGAATGATTCCTGTTGTTGAATGTCCGGTGTGATCATAATAAACTATTTCTTTTACAAATTCTGCACCAACTATACGTTTGCCTTTGTAATCGCTGCCTTTAACCATTATGTCTGGTTTATATTGTTTGATAATATCTTCTAATTGTTGTTCACTGCCAAAGAGATGCACTTCATTTACAGATTTTAAATTCATTAAATGAATTTGTCTATCTTCCTGACAATTTATAGGACGTAAATTTCCTTTAAGTTCTTTGACCCTATTATCTTCATCTATGGCAACTAATAGGTAATCTCCTAGACTTTTGGCAAAATTTAGCATCTTGATATGCCCTATGTGTAGGATATCAAATGTCCCGTTAACAAAGATTTTTTTCACGAATTGTTGCTTTTAATTTTGTTAGATCGGCGCAGGTATAAGTTTGATATTGAGATTTAATATGATCTGGCATAGGAACATACTCAACCTTGGCATTTAGGGATTCTGCTATCATTCTTGCCACAGACTCAAATGATGTGGCACGACCTGTGCCCACATTCCAAATACCTGATAGATTATTTTTAAGAAACATTTTATGTAGTTTACATACATAATCAACTGGCACAAAATCTCTAAGAAATTTGTCCGAACCGGTGAACAATTTTATCTTACCTAGTTCTTTGGCCTGTTTTGTAAATTTATGATACGGACTGGCTTGATCACCTTTGTGGTTCTCGTGTTTACCAAAGACATTAAAATATCTAAATCCTTGAATTGAAATATAAGTTTGACCTAATTGTTCTACATATCTATCAAATAAAAACTTACTCCACGCATAAGGACTCATTGGATTTTTAGGAGCATCTTCTCTAAAATCTGTATTCAATCCGTAGACACTGGCAGAACTAGAATATTGAAAATTTACACCAGCATCTATACACTCGTGTAAGAGCCATTTGCTGAACTCATAATTCTGAGTCATAATTTTTTCTACATTTTTTTCAGTTGTAGAACTTATAGCACCCAAATGTATAACCCAATCTAACCCTTTGACCTTAGGAGCGTCTTCTCCCCATTCGTAAAAACTTAATTCATGTTCGGCCAGTTCCTTAACCATGTTCTGACCTATAAAGCCACGGTGGCCAGTGATAAGGATTTTCACTTTTGGTTATCGCCTTTCATAACACGATAATTGTCTTCTACGCTGTCGGGCGTACTTACTTCGATAATTGTACCTTCTTCTACACAAATAACTTGATGAGGAAACAGTGGTGGATTATGCCAAGTATCGCCGACATTTAATTCTTTTTCTGACACATCGGCATTGGTTGTGTTGATATATCGTACAACAAACCGGCCACTGAGCACATACCATGTTTCGTCCTTTTCAGCATGAAAGTGCATGCTAAACTTAGCACCAGTGTTAAACTTCATCAGCTTACCACAGTATTTGTCATTCGTACACCAAATTAATTCGTGTCCCCACCCTTTTTCTACAAAACCTTCTAATCTCATAATTCTCCACTTTCTGCCAATTTTAACATTAGGCTATATTGCTCATAGGCTTTTTTCACTGCTGGATACTTATCCTTTAAAAATTTCTCACGTTCTTTTTGTTCCATAATAGTGTTAAACATATTATAGTGGCCCTGAGATCTCATGTGATTAAAAACTTCTGATTCAAATTCAGCAATTTTTTCCAGTTCGCTTTTGGCTATTTCTACAGTGTACAATGGTTCTGTGTCGTAGGCCAATTCTGTTTTTACAAGGTTATAGTCATTGGGATCAACAAAAAAATTGTTAATATTAATTTTAGTAGCTCGGTGAGCACGTTTGTTTTGATCTATAATTCTTAAATTGTGTCGATGGCAGAAGTTTCTAATAGGATCTTCAGTCAATGCCTATCTCCTTACAAATTTCTTTTACTAATAAAACATCGGCAGGTGTTTCTCGAAATTTTTTCTGCCAATAAGGTACATCAAATGCTGGGCTAATCATGTCCAATTGTTCGTCGCTCATGTTATTAACCATAGCATAGCCTGATTTTGTATTTAAAATTACCCAAGGACTGATGTTACCATTTCTGATATCATGGACAGCTTTGTTTAGACTCACATATAAAAAATAATGCGGATAATGAGACTTATGTTCGTCCGCCCACTCCATCATTGTTTGAAGGGTTCTTTGTACCGCAGACTCGACTGGTTCAGTTTTTATAGTTTCGTAAAGATATGTCTCGTATAACGCATCTCTACACCAATGGTCTAGTTTAACGCCACTTTTAATTACATAGTCTACAAATTTATCTGGATACAATGGGTTAACATTATTAAGAAAACTACCAAACTTAACAAAGGCGTTGTAATAACTGCTGTCAGCAAATTCGTCATAGGTTTTTGGCTTTTTTGCTTTTTGTGTTAACTGCCAAAATCTATTAAATGCCATAAACCCTGCTTGAACACGTTTTTCTGTTTCTTGTAGAGCTCGTCTCTTTCTTTCGCACATGTGAGCTATAAGAGTTTTTTCTTTCATAAAACTCTTATCACAATGAACACATTGAAAAGGTTGTGCTACAAGATCAATCATCGGAACATGTTATGTTTTTATAGATCTCTAATGCCATTTGTCTATGAGCTTCTAATCCGGGATGAGTGCCATCATCGGCCTTATCAAACTTTTCAAACATAATACTATATAGAGATAGATCACTTAAATTTTTAAAATTTAAATATTTCATTGCCGAATCTATAAATGTTTTTCCTTCGACAAAGAAACTACGATTTTTAATATTGATACTATTTAGATAAGTCTCTGCGTGATGAATTCTAAACCAATTTCGATTTAACAGGTCTATATCTTGATGTGCCAGGTAATAAAATTTAGCCAGCTGTCTTGTTTCGGCAGTGTAAGAGTCGTGGTCTACCATCCAACTTCCAATAGGTACAGTACATTCGCCAAACTCATCTTTGTTATGACCATGGAATGTACTATCGACATACAATTCATCCCTCGAATAGTGTGTCCATAAAATCACAGCTAGATCATCTGGCATATACTCTGTGGATAGAATCCTTTTTAGAATTTCTTGATTGCTACTGCCTGGTACTGACAAATTTAAAACCTGTCTATTTGTCAATTTGCCCAACTCATAGGGCCAAGAAAATTTGCTAGGCTGATCTCCCGGTTCATTGTTGGCGAGAAGGCAATCCGGCAGTCCATGACCATAGGTAAATGAGCAGCCAAAGGCAATTAATCTACTCATACTCTTTTCTTTGACGCTTGTCAAACCCCATTTTATCAAATAACTCTTCTCGATCCTGTTTATCCATCATAGAAGCCATTATCTTAATATCGCTCAGTTTCATAGCAGGATAAAGTTCAACTAAAAGTTTTTCAATCTTGTTGGCTTTTTCTTTCTTACCTGCGGCCAAATAAGGATGGTAACAGTTAATACCTGTGCCGGTGGCGGCAAACAATTTCCATAGTAATTCTTTATGATTTTTACTAAGCTGCCAGTGGTGTTTATTGACCATTTCGTTGGTCATTTCAACAAACCATTCTTGAATATCACGCTCAAGTTTTACGTTACTGGTATAACGCATTAGAATATAAGGACTAAATGCCTTTTTTTCTTCGTCTGTGAGATTACTGTAGAAGTCGTAGTCCTTAGCGTCTACCGCACGAAGTTCACGATTAATATCAAGTTTTGCCGTTGCCATTTTCTAACATATAATAGATAATTTTAACACGTTCTAGTGCCTGTTGTAAACTAGGATGATCTTCTGCCTTGAGTCTTATGTCTTTCCAAAGTTGATCTTCGTCTTGGCCTGTTATTTTTTTATATGTTGCTAGAGATTCGTACCCTATTATTTTTCGAGTAGAAATATGAGCACCGACTTCGCGAGCATAGATTACGCCATCGGCATTTTCATAAACGTAGGTAGCATCAGGTTTCAGTGTTCCCATATTACCAGCACTTTGTATAATCTACTAGTTCGCTTTGACGGCTAACTTCTTTGACGAAGTAAGCACACATAGGTTTTTCTCCTCCATGTAACGGAGTACACAGAAGTTGTCCCGGTCTCATTTTAGGAAAATACCATTTAACATCTTGATAAACGTCGATAATATCAATATCTAAAAATTCTGGTCTAAAGCCACTGATAGGGTTGAAACAAAAAGTTTTAAATCCTCTATCATTAAGACTTGTTAAGGGTAGCACTTCCATGTCAGGGCCGTCTGGTTCGCCTACAATGGTACACCAATCTAGAGGCATGGTAATCTCATGGGGTCCAATTTTTAGTACCACCGCAGGTCCTGTAAAACTTTCAAGAAAGATAAGAGGTACAAAGAAATGATCTGGATTTTGATTATCGCTGTTGTCTAGGACTGCGAATCGCAAATCTTCATCTATTTCGTCAGGCAACTCGTTGAGTAAAAATGTTTTATCATCTAATGTTAATATTTGCATGTTTTTAATAAAAATGTTCTTCTTTATGCGTACTTGACTTTTTCAATCGCGAAAGGATATTTGGCCTCTTTGTAAAATTTCTTTCTCTCGGTAAGATGTCTTTTCGCATATTTTGTGCCCGCCGTGATATCCCAGATTTGAACGAAGTCCTTATCGTCTGCTTTTCTAATGCCTCGCCCAATACTCTGTATAACCCTGACAAAGCTCTTTCCGGGTTCCAAAAGAACCAAATTAAAAATCCGAGGAATATTAATACCCACAGCGGCCACACCGTAAGTCGCCACAATAATCTTGTTATCAGCAACCGCAATTTCATCGTATTCCTCTTTTCTGTCTTTGGTCTTTATTCTTCCTGATATAAACACACTATCTGGTAATCTTTCAGTTAAAAATTCTCCGCTTTCAATTCGATCTACAAGAACTAATGTATTTCCACTTTCGCTTATACCTGCAATTAGATTTGAAACATAGGTCATTCTATCGGAATCTGTAACGAGATATTTTAATTCTTCTGCGTAACTTCCAAATTCTTTCCACTCAGCGGTCTGTATAACGCTGACATGGCATTCAGCTAGCACACCTTTGTTCTGAAGCTCATGAGCACTGACTCTATGTATAACTTCGCCTAGACTAGCACGAATACTTTGAAATTCGTGATCTGCTTTGGGCACAGTTCCAGTCAGTCCCCACCTAATAGGTGCGTTAGCAAGATTATGTGTCAGTAACTTCTTTAGTACTTCGGCCTTGGCCATATGAACTTCGTCTACCATTACACACTGAACTCCGTCTAACAATTCTGCTAGACTTAGAACTTCTCTATCCTCGTCAAAATTTCGAGAATTTTTATCAAGAATGTTCAAACTTTGCCAAGTACAGATTGTGTGTGTTCGACCTAATTCTTTTCTGTCTCCGTAGTATACTCCTACATCTAATCCTACATTAATAAAGTCTTCTTCTGTTTGTTCGACAAGACTCTTATTAGGTACTATTGTAACAGTTCTTCCATATTTTTCGCAAATTTTTGCTAGAGTTGCAGTGGTAATAGTTTTACCAAAACCTGTGGCAATTTCTTGTATACATTGCGGATGTTGTAAAAATTTATTAATAACTTCGACTTGATCATCTCTTAGCCTTATCGGTTGTCCTTCGAACCTATGACCTTTGGGCCAGCATTTTTCGCCCCAAAAATCTTGAGAAATTTCAGCAAAATGTAGGTTAGTAGAGTTACGCAGGTCATCTAGTTCGATATAAAAGTTTTTTTCTTCTAGATACTCTAGTACCTGTGGCAGCATGGAAAGATAAGTGGTGCC